TACTTAGATCCTACGCCTAGCTGCTTTTCGCTAGGTTGCAGCGCCTTAAGTAGTGGCCCAATTAGCCCGGCGATAAACGCGTTAGCTAATACTTTCGGGTCTGTAATGCCGGACATATACAAAGCCGCTACGGATGCGAGGGATGCTCGACCGTATGATTTTGCCGCCGCTATTGCTTGCTCTTTCATTTGTTGCTCCTTAGTGCCCTTAAGGATTTATCTAACTATAAACCTAAACTAGCGATTAAGGCTTTAGCCTTGCTTGCCGATATCTCTACCTCAAAGTGCATATCGTCGGGCCTGCTCTTAAAATCGCCGCCCCATTTAAGGCCGTATTTTTTAGCTAAAGCTCTAAGCATTGGGATCTTTTCAGCCGGAAAAGTGCCGGCCTTGCCGAGTGGATGCTTAGTAGCATTGAGATCTATTGCGGTCCCGGATGAGTGACACGATAAGCGATCGGTAGATCCGCGTACCATACGAAACGCGTAGCCCCAATCGTCAAACGTACCCTCATCGATCGGCTCGATCAGCTCGTGAAATTCCGCAGCAAAGGCGGCCAAGAGAGGCCCAACACTCTCGGCGCACCTTAGCTTACGATCCGTACCCTTTACGGGATAGGACTTTATTTTAATCTCCTCCGGGTCTTTTGAGGCCGGATATCCGTTATAGCTTTTGAGCATCGACCGCATTATCTTTATTTAGGTATGCCTGATAGTCCGCGTTAGTCGGATCTAATGGAATAAACGAAGTCGATCCATCCTCATTAAAGCGTTGGATAAACTCATTACCTAATTCAGTTGTAAAAATTTCATATGTTGGCATTTTATAACTCCGAACTTATGTCGATGTAACCGTTAGTAGTGTTATTAGAGATCATACGGCAGGCTCTACCTATCGTAAATCCACTTGCGTTAAAAGCAAAAGAGATGTTATTAGCGCTCAACTCCTCAGCGTTTACACTTGTAGCCGTTGTCGAGCTTGTACCGTCTACGACTCGATAATTAGATGCCGTAGTAAAAGTTAAAGTCGGTGTCGATCTTAAGGTTACCTTTGGTGATGCGTAACCTATTGTAACTGTTGAGCTAACCGATGCTCCGATACCAAAATACTCAAAGTTAATCAAACCGCCCATGCGGTAAAAGTAACGCTGACACATAGCGAGCTCGCCCTGAATAGTACCCGTAGCCGTTTGGAAAGCCGTGGCCGTAGATCCTGCTTCTACCTGTACACCCCAAAAATCAATCGTTACATTTTGTGCACCTAAAGATCCACTACCCGGAGTTAAAGAGTCAGATACAAATTGATACAAAGCTAAATAACTTGTATTAGCGGTAGTACCAAAAGTTTTACCGGACACCGACGGAATAGCTAAAGTTACCGTATATCGCGCCCAGCTAGTCGATAGCGTAGTTTTTACGGCGGTGTTTGTATATTCTTGAGAGCTTGGCGATCCGCCGGTGCCGTAGTTTCTTAAAAAGTTTGTAGAAATTTGAGGCGTACCGCTTGCAGCCTTAGCCCAAAAAGATACGGTTACGGTTTGTCCTGCAAACGTACGGCCGTTTTCGATACGTTGGATAAGTACACCTAGAGAGTTTACGCCTTGTCCTGTAGTTGCTAACCGCGCAAAATTAGTACCCTCGTATCCTGCTACGGGAGCCGTACCCGGTGTAAAGGTTTGTGCGGTGTATGTCGTCGTACCATTAACGCTACCGATTAACCATCTATCAAAACCAAAAGCCTCGTTAGTAGTAGTGCTTGTAAATGCTCTTTGATTTACGGAAAAGTCACCGTTAAGAATTGCATTTTTACCGGCGGTAAAACCAAGCGACGTTGCCACGGTGTTAGATGCCGCTAGATCATAAGCGGTTTTGACCGCGTTAGCCGTTGCAGCAAGTGTCGTAGACGTACTACTCACTGAGTCTGAAAGCTGCACCGCGCCGAGGTTAGAGGTAGTACCGTTAAGAATACCGACCGTTACCGTGCCGCTAGTGCCTCCACCTGTTAAAGGGCTAGTAACTGTTACGCCCTGAATATCACCGGCTGCATCTGTTACCCACGTAAAGTCCATGTCGGTATTAGAGTTTTTGCTTAATACCTGTCCCGTAGTGCCGCCTTTAAGATCTACCAAACTCGCATCGATGGAGTCGCCTAAGGCCTCAATAGCCGTAGCTCCATCTTTCACGAGGTCGGTCGATGTAGGTACCGGCCAATTAAAATTCGGCGTTACTGTTGCCATTATGTCAAACCTCCAAAAGCATTTTCCCAGATGAGTGTAGCGTTTACACCCGTCCAAACTAGGTTAGCCGGGCTAACCGTGTCCCATTGTGGCGCCACTAATGAGAAATCTGTAGGGCTTAGCGTGAGCGTTATGTCTACGAATTGAGGCGTGGCCCGGATAGCAAAGCCCTCTAAAAAGCCGTTAAATGATCCGTTAAACATATTGATCGGTAGATCGTTAATAACAATAGGCTCACCAAAAAATACATCGATGAGTTTATTACGCTCGGCATCGGGTAAATCGCCGCTATCTAATCTAAAGGTAATCGCCTGTAGCTGCTCCCGAGGGATAGCACGTAGCCCTAGCTCACGATCCATAACATCGTTTACATCGCTTAGGTTATGCAGGTTACTATTTACGGCTCGCTGATAACGGCCATAGTTAGCGATGGAGTCGGCATCGAGGGCCGTAGCTTGATTGGCGTAATTGTTGCCATAGTTAAATACAAGGGAGTTACGGATCTTGCCTATTTGTACGATTGATTTAACGCTTGATGGAGTAGCGTAGTTAGCCGATAAAGTCGTATAGCCGTTAGCCGAAAGGTAGGCCGTACGATGGTCGGCATCGGCATAACATACGCGCCCGGCTTTATCCTCGTAAATTTGTCCTAGTGCGCTTTGTGCAATTTGGGCGCAAAGGTTATAACTGTTAGCCGGATCGGCTGCTCGGTTAATCATCTCGTATAGACCAGGTTGATCGATCTCGCCTAGTCCTACGTTTTCTGCATTAGCCCACGTAGTCGTAGGGTCATAGTTTGCCCATTGTAAAGCCGGTGCTACCTCAAACCATGAGTTAATAAGTAGCTCATTAAGTATGTCGTAGATCTGAGTGCCGTCCTCGGTTTTTGCTAAGGCATCCGGGAAAAGGGCTTTAGTCAATTTTGCTAAAGATCCGACGGCCAAAATGCTACCGATCGTTATAAATCCGACCTCCTCCGGAGATCGTACCGAGATGCCAAAATCTGACACCGCGCCGCCAAATACCGGGACGTAGGTACCAGAGCTATTTTTAAGCTCTAGGGTTAATACATCGGTTACGTCGATATCGAAAGCCGTATTATTTACGTTTACGATCTCCATACGTGCGTAGCCGGCGTTGCATTGTAAATCGATATCATCGCGACCCGTTGCCATCGTCACGCTTAAGACGTTTGTATAGACGGTAGTACCGACCGTTATACGCCACTCGGGTAACCATGTACTCATGCTACTAAGTAATCTCCGGAGCCTCGATTAACCGAGGTACCTCGGTAGCTTGATTGATTGAGTACATCCTCAACCGCTCGAGCGATAGCCTCGGGATCTCCTAGACCTGCCTCGATTTTAATATTATAAGTAGCCGGGTATCCGCCGCCGTAATTCATCGTAGGGCTATATCCACCTAAATCGCTCTTTTGCGTATCGGTCAGAGTAGGAAATAGATCAAAAATATTTACATCTTTTTTAAGTCCCTTAGTAGCTTCCGCCATTTTGCCCACGGTATCGACGACCGTAGTAGCCGGGATAAGTGAGCCCACGCCGCTAGAGGTAAGCCCTGCGGTGTTGCCGCCTGTACCGACTTTGCCGAGTAGTGCTATGTAATCTTGTAGTGCTTTGAGTCGCGCCTCGTCGGCCTTTTTTTGCGCCGCTGCCACGCGGTCGATCATGCTTAACTCCTCAGACTCCCGGAGCTTTGTAAGCGTTAAACCTGCATTAGTAGTTTTGCTTAGAGATGCGAGTTTAGCAATCTCGGTTAGTTGGATTTGTACGCGCTCGCTATAACTTTCCTTAGCGGCTAACTCACCGGCTGCCGTTAGAGCTGCGTTATATTTACCAAAAGCGATCTGTCGAGCATTTTCTTTATCGGCCTCGGCCATCTTGCTATCGTTAATACCCTTTAACTCGGTTAGTAGTTGAGTATTAAGAGCCGAAAGAGTTGCCTCGCTGACCTGAGCAATACCGGCTAGTTTGGCCATGTCTGTATTTTTTTGCAGAGCTGCAAGATCGTTTATTTTCTTAAGAGCTAACTCGCCGTTATCCTCCTCGATCGCCTGTAAAGCCTCAAGGCGTAGGATCGTCTCTTTGTCGTAGGTAGCACGTAGAGCCGCAGCGATCGAGATGCGGTTAGTGTCAAACACCGCCGCAGCCTTTGATAACGAAAGTTTATTTTTCTCTAAGAGTGCTTGCTTTTTTAATAGGGCTAGGCGCTCTTTTTCACGTTTAGCCGCTTCGGCTGCAGCCTTAGCCGCTGCCGCTGCATCTGCTCTTTGTGTATCTTGGTTACTAGCTGATAAAGAGCGATTACCAAAACCCTTTACGCCGCCGCTAAAAACAATATCTAAAGCATCTTTTAGGCTATAACCGTCTTTAGTTTTGCCGCCAAAAAGGATAGAGATAAAGTCGCCCGTAGCTACGCTGAGTTTATTCATCTTGTCGATGAGAGGGTCTAAATTACCATCGGCTCCGGCTAAGCCCTCGAGCGCTCCAATTAAACCTCGACCGATCTCCTCGCTTGCATTTTCAGCCGCGATAGTTAATTTATTTAATTTACCTGTATAGGTATCGGCTGCTACCGCTGCCTGACCGCCAAAAATCTTTAGTAGTTTTTCTTGTATGTCGGCAAAATTAGCGGTTTTAATCTCGGCCTGAGTAAGACCAATATTAAGAGTACGTAGCCCTCGATTATTACCTACATATGCCTGCGCTAATACTTGGCTAACGCTAGCTAAATCCTGACCGCTGCCGGCTGAGGTATCTAGAGCTAGAGCTAAAATCTCTTGAGACTTGGCAATATCGCCGGTAGTCTGCAAAATCTTTTGTAGCGCAGGTTGGAGCTGATCTTTATTTACCCCTGTTGCCTGCTCAAGCACGTCTAGGTATTGTTTTACGTCTTGTGTAGCAAAACTTAAACCTAGATTTTTTAGGCTTTGCGTTAATTGCTTAACCTGAGCATCCTCGGCGGCAAAAGCCTTAACCGCATTTTTACCGTATTGTGCTAAAGCCGCAGCACTAAAAGTAAGACCAAAAGCCTTAGCTAGATTTTTTACATTTTTCTCAAAGCTTGCGATCTGTTTTTGCCCTTTAGTAAGGGCTTTACCGTCGAAAGTAGTAACGGCGTTTACGTATAAATCGGGTAACTTTGCCATTATGCGGCCTTGCCGTAACGGCCTTGATTAAAAGACGCGATCGTATTTTGGATAGCTCTCACTACGGCGGCTTGAGCTTTACCTTGATCCTCTGCCCATGCTCTAAAAATCATACGGCCGCGACTTGCACCATCGCCGTAAAGAGGGCCCATCCGGCTAATAAAGTTTGCACCGGCTCCCGGGTTATTTGAGCGGCTCTTAGGATCTCCGCCCGGGTTTTTACGTCCGGCCGTTTCATAGATCGCGCCACTAGCTGAGGCGTTAGCTACGATGTATCGAGAGCTCCATCCGTTACGGTTTCGCTTACTTGGCGCTGCGGTGTAATAAATACCTTTACGAGCTACCTCGGCTTGATATAGAGGAAAACGGCGTAAACGGCCCTCGCTATTAAAGGTACGAAAGGCAGAATTACGGGCCGTAATCTTTTTAGTGTAGGCACCCTCATCCCAATTATAAAGGCCACCCGGCGCAGAGGTAGGCGCATAACCTCGAGCCTTATCGCGTATTGGGATCATTACGCCTTTAATCTCTTTATTCATCTCTTTTAATAGCTCGGGATCTATTTTACGGATCGCGCGTAGAGTCTCTTTAACGCCGTCTAGCTTTACCGACATTTTTAGACTCCTCCGCTTGCTCGTTTAATACCTTTACTAACATCTTAAACATCTCGGCATCTAAGTCGAGTATCGCTTGAGGCGCGACCCCTAACCGTACTGATAGTTGCGCTACCAAATAGGTTAGAGTGCCGCGCCCTAGCTTAAAGGCTCGTCGTCTAGTACCTCGACCTTTTTAAGAGTATCTAAAAACTCGGCTCCAAACATCGGTACGGTTTCGCCGGATGTACGTAAGCA